ATTAAGGATTGGTTTATGGGACAGATTAAACACGAATATCAGGAACCAGAAATCACAGAAATCAATATTGAAGAAGGTTAAATTAAAAAGCCCCGGAGCGATCCGAGGCTTGTTTTTTTGACCCAAAAATTGACCCACAAACGATATATTTTGTTGCTATCTATTTATATTGTATTAGTGTACAAGTAGCTTATTTACAGCTAATTACATTAAAATAATGTACTCTGGTAATTGCTCTTGAATTAGAATAGCATTCTTCAAACGTTGATATATCAGTATTCTAAGCGGCAGAAAATATATTGACCCCAAAAATGACCCAAACTCAATTATTCATATATTTGGCAAACCGTTCCCCAGTTTCATTTGATCTCGACTTTAGCACATGAGCATAGACATCCATTGTCGTGCTTGCGTTTCCATGTCCTAGTCTGACTTGAACTTCCTTAATTGATGCACCGGCTTCAAACAATAACGAAGCGTGTGTATGTCTGAAACCATGCACCCTTATTTGTTTCTGTGGGAAATGGCCGTATATTCTTTCAAGCCATTGTTGAGGCACTGAAGTCGTGGTATATTGATTAAATTTGTTAGGGAAAATGATGTTAGTATTGCCAAGACCTAGCTTAAAGTTTCGCTTCTGAAGATTCAAGTGCCACTGTTTCAGAACTTGAATTGTTTGCTGATCCAATGATATAGTCCTAACCGATGACTTCGTTTTGGTATCCTGTACTAATAGATCTCGGTTTATCGGATTGTATGCCAATGTTTTGTCGATTCTTAAAGCCTTTTTGTCAAAGTTGATGTCGTCCCAATTTAAAGCCAAAGCCTCACTTTTTCTAGCTCCTGTATAAGCAAGCAGCCAGAAATAGGTATATAGCTTTTGATCTACTTTTTTGGCACACTTCAAAAAATAAGTTAGCTCTTCACGGGTATAAAAATTAACAGTTCCCTCAAACTGCGATTTCTGGCCTTTAGGGAGCACTACCTTGTCAAAAGGGCTGCTGTCGATAATCTCCATCTTAACTGCATATTGCAGCGGCATTTTAAGCAGAACGGCACAATTCTTGATTGTGGAATGAGTTTTAGCAAAGTCATTAAAAAAGTTCTGAATGTATTGAGGTGTCAGTTTATCTAGTTTGATATTGTCAAAGTCATTTTTTAGATCGGCTTCATACAGCTTTTTCTGTTGCCCAGCAGTAGAGACTTTAATTGTTTGAGCATGAACTTTATGCCATGCACTGAATAGTTCGCCAAACGTTCTAATTTGTCCGTCATTGCGTCCATGCCATCCGTTAGTGTCATAATCCACTCGCAATCTATCAAGCGCTCTCTGCGCCTCTCTGGCTGATTTAAAGCCACGCCGGGTAGTTTCAACCCGTTTGCCTGTCACTGGATCAGTGCCAAGGTAGGTTTTAAATCTATATGCAGTCGTGCCGTTTTTCTTTTTATATGATTTAATATTTTTGTTTCGCATGTTTATCCTCCTTTGTCTGTGGGTCAAAGCAGGGTAGGCAGCACCTCCTTTTTGTGATAATATAAAAAAGAAGGGTGCACCGCACCCCTTATAGTGTATAGACACATCTCAAACTCTGGTCGGGGCGAAATGTGTTTTTTTATTATTGCAAATTAAGTGTTATGTCATATGTCTTACTGAAGTTCTCATCATCCATATCATCGGTGTCATAATCGGCATCAAATTGGAACCTTACGTTGGAAATATCTTTTGTGCTCTTCAATGGGAAAGTAGCCCAACCGTCTTTTGTAGCTCCATTACTGATTTCACCGTCCCATGATTCATCACTTGTTGCTTCTTCTTGTTCACTACCAGCAATGATCTTGCCTTGAGTAGGATAGAAGTTAATGTCACGTTGCGGTGTTACTGATGTATGGATACGCATAACGCCTTGAATGTCAAATTTGCCATCATTAGCTGAATCGTATTCGATAGGATTTTTTAAAGTGTCGATTTCAACTTTGTCAACAGTAACTTTCGTGCCGGCCCATGCACTGTCTGAACAGTCGGTGTTAAAAGTCTTTTGATCAGCAACCTTATAGTCTTCCATATCAATCGTAACCGTCTTAGATGAGGATTTAGCGCTTTCTGTACCTTTTTCTTTATCGGTAGTTGTGTGTCCCTTGGTCGATTTTTCAGTCTTAGTTGAGGTATCTGCTTCATCATCTGAGCCTGAGCCAGCAACGCCAACAACTACAAACAAAGCAACTACAACTAGCAACCAAAACCAAATCTTTTTATAAAATGGTTTCTTTTCCTTAACTGTATACTCTTTCCCGTCTTGTCCCGTGATTTTCTTCTTTGCCATTTTTAATTCCTCCAAATATAATATTTCCTCGGTTTTTAACGTCCACGAGGTGCGGACTATGTATTATTTTAATTAAATATGTAATGTGTCCAACTTCATGGTATATTTGAGTTGAACACATATTCTCATGCTCTAGCTGGTTACCCTAATATTCTGGCTAGGGCATTTTTTATAGATCGGCTACAAACCGAACTGCCTTGCCAATTATTCTGCCAGTATATTCATCTGATAAGATTATAGGATCGTACTCGTGGTTATCTGGCATCAGCATGATAATGTCGCCCTGGTGCTTGATCCGTTTCAATGTGGCCTCGCTGTCATTATCGACAAGCACCGCAGCGATCTCGCCATCTTCCACAGTTGGTTGCTCTCGTATCAATACATACGAACCATTCGGTATTGTTGGCTCCATTGATTGGCCTTTTGCCTTGAGATAAAAGACTGTTCCGCTCGGTAATAGATCAGCGATGGTCTCACGATAACCTTCAATATTTTCATCAGCTGTAATTGGATCGCCACAAGCTATTGTGCCTAATATAGGTACTTTTTTAGTTTTAGTAGGAACTTGTTTTAAGTTGGAAGGTTTATTTTCTTCTACTAAATCGGCTTTTTCAATATGAAAATAATCAGCAAGCATTTCAATTTTATCAATCCTAGGATAAGTTTTTCCATTAACCCAATCAGAAACAGTCGTATATGCCTGTCCAAGGTCACTAGCTAATTTGTTTCGGTCAATTCCGTTTCTATCCATATACTTTTTTATATTGGCTGACATAACTTCCTTGTTACCTAGACCATTCATTTATTTGTTCACTTCCTTTCTACAATTACTATATTACGGCAATGCCGTATGTATTGCAATGATTATTTTTAATAAATTACGGTTTTTTCGTATTTTGTTCTTGACACTACGGTTTAACCGTTATATGATTAGTATGTCGAAAGGAAGTGAACACATGAAACTGACATTAAAAGCGTTACGAGTTAATTACGGTTTAACTCAAGCAGAAATGGCTAAAATCGTTGGAGTAAGCCCAGATACTTGGAGCAATTACGAACGAGCAAAAACTTTTCCTAATAAAAAGACACTCGATAATATCGAAAAGTATTTTGGCGCTAACTATAATGATCTTATTTTTTACCGTAACCTACGGTTTAACCGTAATCTAATTAAATAATAGAAAGGGAGATTTAAATGAATAATTTAGAACAGGTGAAGTATAACAATGATTTAATTTTAACCACAGATCAATTAGCAGAATTTTATGGAACAACAGCTAGGCGGATTTCTGAAAATTTCAAGCGCAATATCGACAAATTTGTAGAAGGTAAGCATTACTATGCGGTTTCTGGTTCTTTGTTAAAGCAGTTCAAAGACCAATACGCAAAAAGCGTACTGGTTAATGAACATGCTAGTTCCTTATATCTTTGGACAAAACGTGGGGCAAGTCGTCATTCAAAAATGCTAGGTACAGATCAAGCTTGGAACATGTATGACGAACTGGAAGAAAATTATTTCAACCCTAAGCAGTCCGAAATCGACACATCAAACCTTAGCCCCGAATTACAGATGTTCAAAGGTATCTTTGATTCAGTTGCTCGACAGGAACAGGCAACCAAAAAGCTTGAAACCAAAGTTGATAACGGATTTAAAGGGATTACTGAAATTGTTGGCTTGAATGTGACTGATTGGAGAAAACAAACTCAGTCCTTAATTCATAAGATGGCTAAAACTCAAGGTGGTTTCAGTGCTTATCAAGAAATTGGCAGTGACATTTATGCCGAGACTGATCGCCGTGCCGGTTCAGACTTGCACCGTCGACTGATCAACTTACGTAAAAATATGGCAATTGAGGGAGCTTCTAAGAGTAAACAGCAGAGAGCTAACAAGCTTGACGTTATCGAAAATGATAAGCGACTTAAAGAGATTTATTTAGCAGTCGTAAAAGACTTTGCTATCAAGTATCAAGTATGGAATGAAGAATATTAGGAGTTGATCGCATGGCAGAACTAGAAGAATTGATCGCTACTAAAATAGCTAAGCTGATTCAGCACAAACTGGACGAACAAACCAGTGACAAGCAATCAATCGGCTATCTCAATCAAGCACAGATGGCTGACTATCTCAGCATTACACCGAAGACGTTCCATGACAAGATAATGCCACTGTCACCACCCACAGTAGTAATTGATGGCCTAGTCCGTTATCCAGTGGACGAGTTCAATCAGTGGATCAGGGACAATTATTTACTGGGGGCGGTGACATGACACCGATGGAAAGCTTGGCGGTCGCAATTGTGGGATATTTTATTATCCTAGGCGCAACCGAATATATCAAGAAGAGGTGGCAGAAGTGAGTATTTTAATCACAGCTTTAATTGTGCTGCTAGTCGTTATCCTAGACGGTTGCGACTACAGATGGCAGGAAAGGAGAAGACAGCATGAACTGGTTACTGATTCAGCAAGTGGTAGTAAGTATCATGGCGGTGGCCGTCATTTTGAGTGGAATAATCGGACTGATTAGGGTTATCCCCGAGATCAACCGGATTTGTCGGGGAGAACAAAAAAATACCCACGATGCCAGTCGTGAGTAAGTAATATATGAAAAATATTTTTACAGGTTAATTATACCAGATTGGAGCAGGTTATGACAGCAACCGAGCAATACGAAAGATTAAAACACAAAATCGCTGTAAAGAGTACGCCAGCAGAACGTATTTCATTCATAAGAGCGTTGATTGCTCTGTACGGCAATGAGCTATCAGATAAACAAATTGGCGATCTGAAACGTAACATCAAGCTAGCAGAAAGGCAGGCACTACAACATGAAAAAGCATGAAGCAGATTCAATCGTAAGGTTTCTAGACAGTTGTGAAACGTTGTTAAGCAATCATGAAATGGTCGTCCTTTGTGAAGGCTTGCGGATCGCTAATGATGATAGTTCTGACGATGTCAAGAATACTGTCTGGTGGAACATAACAGGACATTTGGACAGGATTTTTGAAGAGGAAAACGGCCATGACTGAATACAACTTAGACCGCATTCAGGAAGAACAGGATATGAACTCAAACGAATGGAGACGCCAATTTGTAATGTGCAACGTACCGAAGCCACCCAAAGAATTACACGACTTAGATGGTAATTTAATCACCGAAGACGAAGTCTGGATGACTGATGATGGTTTAGTCCCAATGAGCCAGCTGATTGCATATTGCAAAGACAAGTATGACCCACGAATTCGTGATGTAGACATGGCGATTGAAACACTTGAAGACAACGGAGGATACTACTATGAGCAACACGGATAATTTCCAAAAATTCGCACAAACAATGGTTGATAGTTGCAAGTACGAACTTAACGAAGCTCACAAGAAGGGTACACCGCAGAAAGCTGTTGAATATCTGCGAAGAACTGAAAATAAGTTAGATCAATTAGATTTCGGTGACGGCTTCACCTTAGACGAGAAAGAATTTGTAGTTAGCAAAATGCGAGATGTCTTTGAGTTTACAGAGCATCAAATCAGAGATGAAGCAATGCACACGCCGTTTATTGAGGAGGAAGAATGATGAAAGTTGAATCATTAAAAAATGTTTCGCGTACTGATAACTGGCGCATCTGTTTGTACGGCAAGCCGGGGGTAGGCAAGACTTCAGCGGTTAGATTTCTCAAAGGAAAAACCTTAATTCTCGCTTTAGACAATTCCGCCAAAGTACTAGGCGGTTCAGATATCGATGTGATCGAATTTAATCGAAATCATCCTGAAGGTGAGATCAATGAGTTTGTTAAAGAAGCTCCTAGCTTGGCAAAAGGATATGACAATCTAGTCATTGATAACATTTCTTCTTTTGAGAAAGATTGGTTTACCTACATGGGGCGGCAATCGAAGAATGGTATCTCGAACGAAATTCAAGATTATTCAAAATGGACAAATTATTTTACCCGCTTAATATCAGCCATCTATCAGTTACCGGTTAATATCTTGGTCACAGCGTGGGAAAAGCAAACACCGATTCAGACTGCAAGCGGACAGCAGTTCAATCAATACGCGCCAAACATCCGTGACAGTGTGCGCGATACATTCATGGGACTCACTGATCTAGTCGCGCGAATGATTATAAAGCCAAGCGATGGCGAGCGTGGTGTAGTCATGGAAGGCGATGATTCAATGTTTGCTAAAAATCGTCTGGATAATCGCAAGGGCGCAAAAATCGAAGAACTATTTAATTTTGAAAACAGTGATGCTGATGTATAGCCTTTATAACTATCAGCAAAAGCTTGTTGATCAAGCGCGTAGTGAACTAGCTAAGGGTAACAACTCGGTTCTTCTGATCAGTCCGGCAGGTTCTGGTAAATCAGTTGTGATTGCTGAAATCGTTCGATTAACAACTGCTAAAGGCGGACGAGTAATGTTTACCGTTCATCGGCAAGAATTAGTCAAGCAGATTATTCAATCATTTAAAAATAATGATGTTGATTTAAGCCTTTGTACGATCATGACAGTCGGTAAAATTAAAAATCGCATGAATCATTTACCAAAACCAAACTTAATTATTACAGATGAGACGCATCACAGCAAAGCGAAAACTTACCGGCAAATATATGAATATTATTCGGATATACCACGCTTGGGTTTTACCGCTAGTCCTTGGCGGATGAATGGCGCAGGGTTTAATGATATCTATGATGCAATGGTTGAGGGCCCGACGGTTGAATGGCTAATTGCACATAACAAATTAGCACCTTATCAGTATTATTCAGTTAAGTTAGTTGATGATACTAAGCTCAAAAAATCGAGTACTGGAGAATACACAAATAAGTCAATTGATGATGCGATTGGAAAAACAATTTTTGGTGATGTGGTCAAAACTTATCAAGAAAAAGCGAACGGTCGTAAAACTATCATCTATGCGCATGACATTGAGTACTCGAAACAAATTGCGGAAACATTTCGTCAAGCAGGCGTTGCAGCAGTTCACTGTGATTCAAAGACACCGAAAGGTGAACGCAACAAAATTATGCGAGATTTTAAGTCAGGCAAAATAAAGATACTTTCGAATGTTGATCTAATAAGTGAAGGCTTTGATGTACCAGATTGCAGCTGTGTGATCATGTTGCGACCAACTGCAAGCTTAGTTCTAGACATTCAACAGTCAATGCGTTGTATGAGATATCAGCCGAACAAACAAGCGATAATTATCGATCATGTGGCCAACTATAAAAAATTTGGCATGCCCGACACTCCACGAGAATGGTCTTTAACTGGCTGGAAAAAGAATAAAAAGAAAAATAATGCTGGTGATGGACCGCCTTTAAAAACATGCAATCACTGTTGGGCAGTTGTTCCGGCACAATGTCGAATTTGTCCCGTATGTGGTAAAGAAATCGAAATCGATGCTGATGGGATGCAGGAAGATAAGTCAGCAAAGATTGAAAAAATCAGCGAATTTAAATTTACAACCAAATATGACCAAGTGAACTTAGCGAAAAAGAAACCAGAAGACGCGACTAATCTTAAAGAATTGTATGCAATGGCTGACGCGAAACATTACAAAAAAGGTTGGGCATATATTCAAGGCAAACGTTTAGGATTTTTACACTAAAAAAATAAAGGAGATTTTTAATTATGGCATTTTTAACAGCAAATTATGAAAACAACCAACAAGGCGGCAACTATGATCCATTACCACAAGGAAATTACGAGATGGTTATCAAGTCAGCACAGGAAACTGCAACACCGAATGGCAGTGAATCATTGCAACTCGATTTAGTGGTTCGCAACGATTTGGACAAAGCACCCGAATTAGCCGAAACCAATGCGAAGTATCACAACCGCCATGTGTTCATGGATAACTGGAAACGTAAATCAACTCATCAATACGACATGGAAGGCTTTCAATATATTCTGGAAGGTGCGCAAGTTCCTGAAGGTACAGTAATCAATTCAGTGGACGACTTCATCAAATGGATTTCTGGGCGTCCGGTACGTGTGTTCGTTAAGAAAATTAAAGACACTTACAACGGTGAAACTAAGGACAAGAACCAAGTTGCTCCCTGGAACATTGATAAGACTAAGTTCACAACTTTGAATCATGTTTTTAAAGATAATAATCAACCGCAAGGACAGCCACAGGCACAGCAGAATGGCGACCCATTTGCCGGCAATGGTCAACGGATAGACATCTCAGATGATTCACTCCCGTTCTAAATTAACCAATAGGCAGTGACCTAAATCCACCAAACGGGTGAAATGCCCGAAATAAATCAAGGAGGTAAACCAATTTGTATGATGCAATACCTAGCGACATGCGGAGGTTAATTCAATGGGGTACTTATGAAAAAAAGTGGCTACCCGAACGGAAAAAATATACCAAGATTCCGCACAATGCAAAGGATGATTCGCTAGCAAAAACTAATGATTCAAATACCTGGTCTGATTTTGAAACGGCAATGGATTCGATGAACCAATATAACCGTGATGGCTTAGCCTTCTTCTTTGCAAATGGTTATGTCGGTTTGGACCTTGATAATGTGGCCGATGAGTTGGATAAATTCAAAGCTGGCGACTGGGATAATGAAGTGGCGGTTGCAGTGTTGTTCACTGATTCATACGTCGAGATCAGTCAATCAGGCAATGGGATCCATGCCATTATGCGCGGTGAGATTCACGGTGATCGGAGACGTAAAAAAGATGTTGAGTTGTATCAGGATGGACGTTTCTTTGCTTTAACTGGTAACTGCATCCACAAGGTAAATGAAACAACGCAGATGAAGCAAGCTCGCATGGACCGCATGTATGACTATTATTTTCAAGATATCGGACCCACACGCCAGACGAATGAAGAGGCGCCCGAATTAAATAATTTGGCAGTCGGCGAGATCATCAAACGTGCCGAATTATCAAAGAATGGAGCACGCTTCAAAGCCTTTATGGAAGGCGGTTGGGAACCATTTTATAACAGCCAATCAGAAGCTGACCTAGCTTTTGCTAATGACTTAGCCTTTTGGACTGGGAGAGATTTTAACAAGATGGATGAAATCTTTCGAAACAGTTCATTGATCCGCCGAAAATATGATGAGAAACACGGAAAAACGACTTACGGCATTGCCTTACTAAATAAGGCAATCAATGAAACGACTAACACATTTAATCCAGTCAAGGAACCATTAAATAAATACACGCTAAATTTTAACCAACCTGCTAAAAAAGAAACACCGGCACGTTCTTGGGATGATACTGGTAATGCTGATCGCTTAATGGATATGTACGGTGAATACATTAGATATTCATACATTGATAAAGTCTGGTATTTCTATAATGGCAGTTTTTGGGAACAAGACGATAAGGGCATGATTGCGCAGTTCGCCGATAAAGTTGTTGACAATTTGAAAGATGAAAAGTTGCACATCTCTCCGGATGTTGACCCAGATGAAGCTGCTAAAGACTGGCAGAAATTCATCAAGAAAAGTCGTCAGCATACGCAAAAGAAAAACTTTGTAGAAGAAGTCAAACACCGTGTGCCAGTTTTACACGGCGAGTTCGATAGAGATCCAATGTTGTTGAACGCTGTTAATGGTTATGTAGATCTCTCAAATGGAATTTTAAAAGAACACGACATTAAAAAAATGTTTAGCCAACAATCGAACGTGGAATACTCCGAAAATATTGATTGCCCGATTTGGGATAATTTTCTGAATCAAGTTTTCGACAACGATCAATCATTGATCGATTACATCCAAAAAGCGGTCGGATATTCAGCAACTGGAAGCACGAGTGAACAAGTTATGTTTATTCTTTTTGGTGGTGGTCGTAATGGTAAATCAGTATTTATCAATACGATAGCCCACATTCTGGGGACGTACTCCAAAACAATGGGTGCCGGTTCGATCATGGTTAAGGCGAACAATAACGCAGCTAATTCAGATATCGCCCGTTTGGAAGGCGCCCGCATGGTTATTTCAAGTGAACCGAATGAAGGCGTGCGATTGGATGAAGGTTTAGTTAAACAATTAACTGGGGGAGATACAGTTACCGCCCGTTATCTATATGGCAAGGAATTTGAGTTTAACCCGCAATTCAAACTGTGGCTAGCAACTAACCATAAGCCAATTATCCGTGGGACTGATGACGGTATCTGGCGCAGGTTGATGATGGTGCCGTTTCAAGTGCAGATCCCAGCTGAAAAAGTCGATAAGAAACTTGAAAGTAAGTTAATGAGTGAAGCAGTCGGAATCTTGAACTGGATCGTTGATGGAACAATCAAGTGGCAAAAAGAAGGCCTTAACCCACCAGCTAGTGTCTTAAAAGCCAGTAAAGAATACCGGGATGAGATGGATGTGATAACGTTATTTACTTCTGAATGCTGCGAAATTGGTCAAGATTATAAGGCACCAGCCGGTGAGATATTCAAAAAATATCAACAATGGGCAAAAGATAATTCAGAATATTCGATGTCTAAACAAAAGTTTGGTAAAGAGATGCGTCAAAAGTATCAATATAAAAAAGATATGTATGGCAGATTTTATCAAGGAGTACGTTTGATCCAAGATCAACGCCTTAATTTTATTCAAAACTGACAGATATGACGGATAATATGACGGATGATTTTAGGAAATTGTATATTACAAATTTGCTCTATATATACTATTTATATTATCTTTTTATATTTATGACAGATAAAAACAAAATTTAGATATAAAGAGATAAAAAATAAATAAAGAGAGAAAGAGAATCTTAATTTATCCGTCATGTCCGTCATAAAGTGAGTTAAAACCTTGACACACAAGAGATGCAGTTGATTAGCAATCCGTCATATAACCGTCATAGTCCGTCATAAGGAGGAGAATATGGAACCAATACTAAAATATCGGCTTGATAGGAAATTAACCAGACGTCAAATGTGCGATCTGATTTACAAGAAGTTGAATTTTATTATCAACCCAAGGAATTTAAGAAGTTACGAATCTGGAAACCGTCAATTTACGGAAATAGAACAACGGTTGATAGATAAATATTTCATCTATGGAAAGACGTGGCGCGAATGAAATCAGAAAGCAGGATCCAATCAGAAATAATGCTAGCTGTTTCGGCAGCAGGTCATAAGATCTTCAGAACTAACGCTGGGAAAGTTAAAGCTGAAGATGGTCGATTTATTAAATTGATGCCCAAAGGGTTTCCCGACACCTGTGGATGGCGTAAGTCGGACGGCAAGTTTTTCTGTATTGAAATCAAAAATGAAAAAGGCAGATTGCGTAAGGAACAAAAGGAGTTTGCAAAGTTTGCTGAAACACAACCGATAATTTACGGAGTAGCACGTTCAGCAGATGATGCCTTAAAAATTGTGGAGGAACAACAATGAAGCACATTATTAATTGGGATCCATATGCTAGCACCATAGTACGTGGCTGCAAAGAACCATATATCATCAGCGAAAAATATAAAAATAGAGTCGACCAAGGTAAGCAAGGCTTCAATCGATTCAGCATATGGAACCATGTCAATGTCGAACCAGTGAGAAAGGATAGAAAATAATGAAATTAACTAACGCAGTGCAACATATTGAGAATGATCGTAGATCTAACGGCACACAAATTTTATTCGGACAACCCACGAATTGAAATGAAAGTTGAGGTACTGAATGGAACATGATAAACTGCATTTTCCTAGAAAGTTACTGAAATCACGGTTTGAAACAAAGCAGAAAATAATCATGGAGGCTTATGAAGATGGCAAAGATTGACGATATTAAAACGGATATTGATGAGAAATTCAGCCAATTTGCATTAGAGCTTGAACAGGTCCCAAACAACGAGCACTTGCAAAGGGAGTTGAACAAGCTGGAACGTAGTGTGTTTGAAAACATTGATAACACCTATGTTACAGCAATCAAGATAGCACTTAATGCAGGCACAACGGTGGGAGGACACAAATGAATGAGAACCAAAAAATAGTGTATGACTGGTTGGTTTCGACTTGTCGCATTGAATCTGTCGGGGTTGCATATGCTTTTCAAAAGCTTACAGAACCAGATGTTGAGGCATTGCATAACTTTTACAAGCTCACACCGCTAGAGAAGGATGAAGTTCTGTATAAGGCAATTATTGAAGTTGACGGAGAGAAGGCGTTCTAGTGAGTAGGCAGAGAAGAAAACATCCAGAGCATGTTTGGAAAGCAAAACAACGCTTGATATCTAACAAACGTATTTCTAAGATGGGTTATCGTCAAACATCAAGAAAAAGGAAACTTCTCAAGCTAAATGGGCAACTCTTTAAGCATGAGATTGAAAAGAACGGTGGCATTAGCATGTATTGCTAATACTAGACTGGCAAGCCGTCAGAAGCTTGTTAGCCATTGATCGGAGCAAATTAAATTTACACGCAAATACGCAAGATCCTATTATTTCTCAAGCTCCGACCGCAGCTTTGATTGTGGAGAAAGTCAAAGCCAGCAACAGCCAACAAGTATTTTGCATCACTCGAACCGACAATCGAGACAACAAAAAATGTTGGCTGGAAGAAAGAAGATGATAAGAGTTTACACGGAAATCTGAAAGTGCTAGATACTCACAATTTGTAGCACAAATCAGAAATCACGTTAAATCAAAATTTGTACTTGCAGACCGTCAAAAGTCTGTAAGTCATAGCTAGTGAGGAAACCTAACAAGGATGTGAATAAACCTCAATTATATCTAATTCTTGCATCTAAACTAGCAAGCCTTGCAACGGTACATGCTTGAGTTCGAGCCTCAAGGCAAGGCGTTATCCGGATAAAAAACATGAAAGGAATGATTTATATGGCGTTGACAAGAGAGCAGGTTAGACAATCAATCTTTGATCTAACACATTATTGGGATAATAAATATGGAATTGGCAAGTGGGGCGAAGTCAGCCGTGAAGAATTAGACAACTGTGAGCCAGCCAGAAAGGTTAGAAAAATATTATTAGACCCAAACGTGAAGATTAGAGATAGAGGTGGGACACCACTTTATGACAATAATAAGCCTGATATCAAGTCTAAAGATGAGCGTGATGAGTTTATTATCAAGAAGTATAAGGAAAATGTTCCAGCCACAGAAATAGCTAGAGTATTAGGCTATAAAACAACATCGGCAGTTTATGGAGTTTTACAAAAGGCTGGTATTAACTCACATATTAAGAAACAAGGTATTAACGTTACACGAGAGCAGTTGCTTGAAGCAGTTGAAGTTAGTGAAAGCCAGAATGATGTGGCTAAAAGACTATCTACTCCCGAACATACTATCAGATATCAGAGTATTAGTGTCTTGCTTGACAAGTACCATATGCAAGATGCTAAAGAAATGTTAAAGAGACGCTTTAAAGTCCGCTATCTGGTTCAAGACGGAAGAATGACAAAGTTTAATTCAATGCGAGAATTAGTTAATCATTTCGGTATTACTAAAGAAGCAATCTACGGCAGAGTTGAGCGAAAGCAGATCAAAATATTAACTTGGAAGGACGTGCATGATGAGAATATTTAAGTTTCTAAAAGGAAAGATAGTCTACCGCAGAGTTGGCCCAATGCTGTATCAGACTAAAACACAACGCAAAGCAAAGCACAACCAGCTATTCAGGATATTTTAGGGAGGCAAGTATGAAAAAAGGACTGTTTGCATTTATTCGTGAAATTGTAGAGGATTATCCAAACTATGACATGTATATTAAGCAGCGAGAAAATGAAATCATGTATCGCCATCAGGAATTTCAAGACGACAACATTGGTGGTGGAAAAGCTCAAAACGTGCGAGATGAATCTAGCGAGTATGAAGCAATAACCTTGGCAGACGATAGACGCCTAAATTCACTCAAGCGCAATGAAGAAGCTATAGAGCAAGCTTTAGAGAACTCAGGCGTATTTACCAGAGACATTATTTATGAGCTTTATTTTCGCGGTAATCAACGTTACACATTGGATGGATTAGCAGAAAAAACACATTTTTCAAGGCGCAAAGTTATTAATTTGCGAGACGATTTTTTTGAAGATGTAGCTAAAAGGCTCGGATTACTGTAATTATGCACTTTCTATGCACTTTTAGGGGTATAAAATGTACTATGATTGTAGCATGGAAGTTCGATAAAAAGAGCTTCTGCATGTTTTTTCTCCTTTAGTGATAAACGTGTGGTTAGCACGATCTAACCGTAGCA